AAGTAACAAATGAGCCGACGCTTTCTAAAGGGATTGTTTATGAGTTTGATTTTGAAAAGAAATCATATAAATTAGTTGATGGAAAACTAGTCGAACTTACTTCAGTAGAAGATAGAGTAAAACAATGGCTACAGTTTTTTATCAATACCGAGTATGGTTTATATGATACATACAAAGGCCTAAATTTCGGTTTGAGCCTTAAAAAATACATCGGCAAGAAAAGTATTTCTTTGGCACTCATAGCCTCAGAAGTATCTGATCAATTAGCACTAGGCATAGTTTTAAATGATGATATAAAAGAAATATCAAGCGTTAAAGCCTTCAAGGAAAAGGACCTACTAAAACTATCGATTAGCGTTAAAACTAAAAACAATACAATTGTGGAGGTGGTTAGTTAATGAGTGAAACCGTGTTAAATCAATTGTTAGAAGGCATGTCGGATAAGTACGACAAAAGACCGGGCCACCTGGTACACGACTTTTTAACACCGATAGCAAAGGCCATAGAAGATAGGGATGTAAAAATCAAAACAGTTGAATCTAAGCTTGATGTTAGAAACTTAAAGGGTGATGAATTAGATCTATATATCACTCAAAATAGTGATATGAAAAGACATGAGGCGACACATGCCACAGTTTCAGTTACGGTTACTGGTGATCTAAGTTTAAAGAAAGATGATGTTTTCGAAACACCTTCAGGTATTCAATTTGTAGTGACTGAAGATATCAATATAAATCCATCAGCTGATATAACCGTGAAAGCGGTTTTGCCTGGTTCAAGTGGTAATGTTAGAGCCAATACCATTACTCAAACGCCTATCACTATACAAGGTTTAATAAGTGTTACTAACGCCTTAGATGCAGCTAATGGCTATGACAAGGAATTAGATGCAGATTTTGTTATGAGGTTTTTAGAACGAGAAAAAGCCGAAGAAACACAAGGTAACCTGGCACAACATAAAGCATGGGCTAAATCGGTTCAAGGTGTAGGAGGTGCGAAAGTATTTCCACTTCAGGATGCGACTGGTGCTGCAGCTGATAACAGTATTTTAACAGTGATTGTTGATTCTAATTATATGCCTGGTTCTGCAGAACTTGTGACGACTGTTCAAAACATCATTAATCCACTTGCAGAAAATGGCCACGGTTCAGGTCTGGCGCCTTTAGGCTGTTATGCCTATATAAAAGCTGCCACTGCTCATAATCTAGCCATAACCTTTAATGGTGTATTAAAAAATGGTGTTACTAATGAAGCAGCTGCAGCGAGCGCTACATTAAAAATTAAGGAATATCTTAAGACTGTATATCAAGAAAATAAGGTTATTTCATTTGCTCAAATCGGTGTATCTATTTTATCTGCAGATGAAATAGAAGATTACTCAAACTTAATGATAAACGGATCCACAGTTAATATTACGGTACCTGATAAATCAGTAGCCGTCTTAGATAGTGTGGTGATTTCATGACAGATACTTTAATGATCATGTTATCTGACTTACCACCAGTGATAAGATCTGATGAATTACTTAATGATTTGTACCAAACCATAGACCAAGTGATTAGATCATTAGATACAAAAATAGAAGTTGTTTTCAATGAACGATTTGTAGACCATGCCGTAGGGCCTGGTCTTTTGTATTTAGAATCTAGACTAGGTATTGATACAGATTTTCTTAAGCCATTAGATCAAAGAAGGGCTTTAATAAAGGCAAGACTTAAAAGTCGTGGCAAAGTCAGTTTATCTAAGATAGATAATATTTGCGAGTCCTGGATTAATGGCCAGGTGGATACATCAATCAACCAGGATAAAATCAATATTAAGTTTGTTAGTATTGGTGGTATTCCTGAAGGCGTGGCGGATCTAGAACAAACCTTAAAAGATATCATTCCATCACACCTAGGTATAACATGGGAATATACATATATCACATGGGATATGTTTGAATCTCATAATTGGACATTTAACCAGTTCGAGGCTCAAAATCTAACTTGGGATGAATTAGAAAAACTGGTCTAAGAGAAAGGAAGTGAAAAAGTGGCAAGTACCAATAAAACGACGAAACTAGGCTTAAACAAGTTTGTCGGTACAGATCATTTAAAAAGAGATGATTACAATAATGATATGGAGAAACTTGATCAAACGATTAAACATATGGATGAACCTATCACGCCTACGGTAAATGTTAGAGAACTTCAAATCACTGCAGCTGCAGACTTAAAACATATTAAGTTAAAGATTACTGTAGATGTAACAGGCGGCGCAATTACAGTTAAGAAAAATGAAGATGCTGCAAAGCCTCTTAAGTTTCCCAATGGTGATCCAGTAGAAGAATTATTAGCAGAAACCATGTTCTTTGATATTTACGAAGAAGCAGCGGCTTTTATATATGGCCCTAAATCTGGGGGCCTTCAATTTGCAGATAAAAACAATGTAGAATTAAAAACATTTTCTACTTTAGAGACAAATTATGATATGCAATTGGCTACAGATGAGTTGAATTATAGAGAAGGTGTCACGGTGCCACGTAGTCCTTATTTTCTAACACAGGACTATAATAGCAAGCAATTAGTTAAAGATTATGACACTGGTAAGATTTATATGATTGCAAGAAATTCCGCTAATAATACGGTCAAATGTGTTGAAGTAAACACTTTAACAGGCCAATTAACCTTGATATGGAATAAGGTTTTTAATAGTTATCCTGATCCAGATGCAGGTGTAACTATATACAAAAGCGAGTTGTTTATGATGGGGGGCAGTGGTAACTCTCATTGTATTTATAAGATAAATCTTACAACTGGTGCAATCATTTATACAGCATCTAGATTGCATTCGACTTTGACTTCTTGGAGGATTTGGGGCGACCAAAGAGAAAAAGGTAAGCCCATTATATATGATGGCTCAACTCAAGCCGGCGCTGGAATCTGGAAATTGAATTCTAACACTGTTGGTGGTGGTTTTACTTTCGGCTACTTAAATTCAAGTAACGGTTTTAGTGGTCCTGTATCGACAGATCCAAACGGTAATTATTGGACTCATGGTTATACTTATGGTTATAAAATTAGTCCTTCAGGAACGATGATTAGACAGTGGAGTCAAGCTGGTTATAGTGCATCAGGTCGAGGGTATGCAAATGTTTTTAATCCTAATACAAATAAGTATTATGCATTTGCACCACTTAATAATACTAATATAAATCAAACTAGATTAGGTGTCTTTGATGATCAGGGAAATGAGATATCTAGAACTGATTATACCAATAGAGATTGTGGATACCAAGGAAAAGCCATGTATGATGGTGAGTATATTGTATATAATTTTTCGTGGAATTGGGGATCTGTAATGAAAGTTGACGCAAATGGTAATTATATTTGGGATACAAAATCTACTGAAGGTGGACCGGTAATATCAGAAGTTAAAACAACATTATGGGCGATTGTACTTTCAGAGACAAAGCAAGTTGTTTATTGTTGTAATGCTTATTCTGATAGTAATGATATCTTTAGAATGCAAATATTAGAACAGGCCTCGTTAGATGGTTATAAGCCTAAGGTAGATGGAGGAAAAAGATTAATTCTTAATGCTGCAGTAGCTACCACTTTTTTACTCGCTGAAGATGGAAATAAAAATAATTTCAAATCATTTAAAAGCAGCGATGTCGTTAATTGGTCGCCAACATTGTTAATCAAACCAGAATCGTTAGCAAAATTAGAAAAATATTTAGTAGTCAAATAAGGAGGTAAACATGCATTATTATAAAGTGAAAATCAGACGTATAACTACAGGAAACGGCATCATGACTTTATACGGTAATAGTACTCAGGGGTTTCCGGCAATGGTAGCAAGAACAGATACAGGCGATTGGGGCGTTTGTATTACAGAAGAACCTTTAGAAACATCGGATAAAGTTGTTGAAATAACAGAGGCAGAGTTTGAAACGAGAGTTGGAGAAATAAACACTGTTAACTTAGCGCTTCAAGAAGAGGAAAAGAAAAAAGCTTTAGCTTCAAGTGATAAGATACAAGAACTCGAAATGCTGATTGCTGAACTTGCGTTAAGTCAAGGAGGTGCTTTATAATGTGGGGAAAATTTTTTGGTAATTTAATTATTAAAGAAATATATAAATATGAAGTTGTCATTGTAAAAAGACCTGATTTAAAAGATGCAATAGACAAGTATTTAAGTAATGTTGAAAGATCTGATTTAATAATTAAATAGATTAAACTATTTTATTAAGGTGGTGAATATGTCAATAGAAGTAGCTTTAGTAATTTCAGTAATATCTGTTACGTTTGGCATCTATCAAACAATTTCAAATTTAAAGAGGAATGAAAAAGCAGATGCAAAGAGCGATGCATCTCAGCTAACGACAGTGATTGTAAAGCTAGAGAATATAAGCACAGGTATTACTAGAATCGAGACTGAAATGTCTAACATAAAAGAAGAAGTGAAAGAAGATCATGAGCGGCTCGTGAAAGTT